GTTGAGTGCAGGGGTGTAGTCGAGAACACCAGCCATGGTCAGTGCAGAAGCAACGTCTGCAGAGCACATGATGATGTTGCCCTTTCCTCTACGAGTTCTTTGTGCGATTGCGTTAGCATCACGCTCGATTTGGAACAGGAGACCCTTGAACTTCTCAACAGACCAACGACCGTTGGAGTCGATGTCGAGGTCGAACTCACCTGCGGTAGCAACGTTGGTTGCAGCACCTTGCTCAGCAATCTTGTAGATGGTTCTGATGACTTCACGGTTGATCTCAGCAAGAATCTCAGTTGAGAGAATGTTTGCGAGTTCAGCCTCAGCATTCAGACCATGAATTGCCTTAAGGTCCTGAGCCAGTTCCAGTGAGTATTCTGCTTTCAGAGCACGGCTCTTAGCAGTAACGGTGACCTTCTCGATCGAGAATGCCATCTGGTTGAAGGCATTGGTGCTGGTTCCGTCCAGTGCTTCAGCACTGTCGGTACGCAGACCCTGACCGACGTTGTATCCAATAGAGGATGCAGAACCAGTTGGGTTCAGAACGGAAGGATTGGTGCCAGACTGTGAAGTAGTACCCAGACCAGCAGCAGCATCGGAGAATCCGTTTGCATCATCCAGACCAGCAGGTTGACCGGAGAATGCGGTGTCTGCTTCGTTGAAGAATGCTTCGGTTCCGCTCTGGTTGGTGTAGCGGGAACGCATTGCGAAGATGAGTCCAGTAGGACCACTCATTGGTTGAACACCTGCCAGGTCATATGCGACCAGGTTAGGCATTGAACGACGGATCAGTGAGATCAGTACGGGATCGAAACCTGCAACAGGACCTGCTGCAGCAGCACTACCACTGAAACCTGCATTAGCACCTGACTGAGTGTTGACGTTTGGTTGCTCATAGAGCATTCCGCCATTTTCAAAGGAGGATTGCTCACGGAGGAATCTTTCTTGGTTTTCTAACAGGACAGCGGTTACTGCTCTCTTATGGGGATCTTTGATTGAATCAAGTCCCTCATGGTTGAGGAGAGGTGCCCACTTTTCCTGCAGATGCTCTGATTGGAACATTTGCGTTTACCTAATTTAAAGTTTGCGTTTGATTTAATGTTAAATTCAGTTGTTCTTGCTAAAAGAACCCAGAGTTCTCATGTATGCAGCCATCGAATCTGAGTAAGACTCAGAACCCGAATGGTCTACACCTTCTGAGAGGGTTTCAGTTTTAGCTGCTGAAGACTCTTTCTTGGAGGCAAAATATGACTCCTTGAGTGTTTCCAGCTTTTCACGATATTGCTCTTCACTTTCAAACTCAACACTTTCGGCAAGTGAAGCGAGCTTCTCTTTCTGAGTCTGTGCAAGACCTTCAGAGACTTGATCTAATACCCCATCAGCAACCGACTCTGCGAGACGCTTGTTAAGGGAGATGTTCTTCTCAATTTGCTCGTTGAGTTTTGTCTCCATATCATCAAGTTTTTCTACCATGCTTTCAAGCACATCATATTTTTCTTCAGGGATAGTTACATAATGTTCTTCAAAAAGACCTCTCATTCCTTCGAGGAATGATTCGGTCATTTCGGTCTTAAGACCAGCTTCAACTGCGAGTGCATTCTCTTCGAACCACTCGTCAGCAACATACTCAAGATAAGAATCTACACGCTCTGCGAGTGACTCTTTTGCTGCTTCGATTTCTTCTGCAAGAGTAGCAGCATACTGCTCTTCCAGATTTTCTTTGATTTCAGCAACCTTAGCATTGATTGCTGCTTCAAAGATGGTTTTTGCCTTCTCTCTGAATTCTTCAGAGAGTTCTTCACCACCAAGAAGAGCATTGACATCTTCTTCGATGTCATACTCTTCGGTTTCTGCAACTACTTCATCAGTAGCTACTTCTTCTTCTTCTTCGATGGTTTCTTCGACGGAGAGTTCTTCTTCCTCTTTCATGCCTTTCATTGGATCTGCTGCCTTAGCACCTTTGTTTACAACATCTCTAACTTGCTTGAGAGTTCCACCAGGTGTCTTCAGCTTTGCTGAATCATCGTCTGGCTTGTAGTTATCTGGAGTAGGACCGCCAAGATCCTCAACACCTGCTAACTGAGTGCCAGGATCTGCCATTTTGGGCATAGAATCTCCAGCTTTTGCTCCAGCATTAACAGCGGTGCGGGATTGCGGTGTCTTTACTTCCATTTCTTGTAAATTTTTTCCACGAGACATTTGAACTCTCCGTTTTTTCCGTTATTTAAAACTATATTTATTTATAAAATTAAAGATTAGATAAGAAATCGTTGAATAAGTTCAACTTATGCTCATCAAGTTGTTTTTGAGTAACTAAAGTATTGATCTGCTTGTATGTTTTTGCAGCATATTTTTCACGAAGAATACCACCATCCCATACCCACTCTTTTCCTTCCATGATACCTTCAACGAAAGCATCAGGAGCAGAAGGATCGGCAACAATATCAGCAGCAGTTGCTAACATAAAATCGTCACCGACAATGTTAACACCCTCACGGGTCATCTTTAATGAACCAATACCACGAGAAGAAACTCCGAGTTTTACACCTTCTTCAATCAGAGAAGATGCAATCTTACCCATTGGTGTGTTGAGGATTTTTGCCTTACCAATGAAGTTAGAACCACTCTCTTTCAGAGATACAATTTTATGAGACACTCTATCGAGGTTGACGGTAGGACCATCGGGGTGACCAAGTTCACCAAGTGCTCTACCTGCAAGAACATGGTTCTCATTATAACGAGAAACCTCACGACGAAGAGTCTCCATAGGATACATACGACCATTACGGTTTTTGATGTTTCCTTGAAGGAAAACTCCTTCAATATACATTGATTTCTTGCCGTTCTTTTGTTCGACAAGAAACTCTACTGATTCTATTTCTTCTCTGATTAGTTTCATCGTGAAAACAGGTCTTTATTTATTATTTATAGTTATGGACTTGTTATAGGATTATTGTTAATACCATGTCTTTGATATGAACCAACTCCAACTGGATTATTGTTTATATCATGACGTTGATATGTTGATGGTGTTCTGGTTCCGATTCCAGCAGCACTGCTATAAGTGTATGCAATGTAATCAGTATTGAAATTTTCATAGGTCACAGTAGACCAACCAGTGGTTCCGCCAAGACCAGTAACCGTTGTAAATCCAGGCTGTGGTGAAACTGGATTATTATTTACATCGTGGCGAATGTAAACCATCAGTCAATTTCCTCTTCAGTTTCAAATTCAATTTGATCTTCACCAGTAAAAATTGAATTTGATACTAAAGGACGAAATGCATCAACTCTCTCAGCAGATTTTGCATAGAGAATATCTTTAATTGCGTCACTGATTTGAGATGGTGACTCATCAGCGATGATCATATCTAAAAGGTCATCCATTTAATTGTATAGTATACGACTGTAGGTATTTATATCTCCCCACCTTTGGGAAGTTCTGGAGATTCTGCTGCTGATCCATCGATTTCTGGTTCCATGATTGGAGCACCCAAGTCCATACCTGAAGCACCATCTAAAGGCATACCAGTTTCAGGATCAACTGGTGCATTTGGATCAGGAATAATACCTTTTTTGATTTCATCCTCAATCAACTTATCTTGCTCCAGAATCTCAATATCAGTCTGACGAAGAATCTTACGTCTTACATAATCCTGAGAATAATACTTACCAATATATGGTTCTGCAGTTTGAGCAAGAGTCAGTCTTTCGTTAAGAAGTTCTGCTTCTTTGAGTTCTGAGAAGTGATTGTCATAAAGGAAGTCATATTGGATATGCTCACTCATGACTTCCCAATCTTCAGGAGTAATGATATTTTTAAGAATAAGTTGAGTCTTCAGCATGTCATTAAACATGTTGGAGAATCTCTTTCTCAAACGACCAACAAACTTGGTGAACTTAAGTTCGTCCCTCAGGATCTCAGAAGATCTCCCCAAGTTAAACCCACCTTCTCCATCCATTCTTGATGGGGGAACATTAAGGGACCTGTATAATTTCTTTTTAAAATACTCAATATCAGTGATTTCACCAAGATTTTGTCCACCTGGGAGAGTTGAGATTTCTGTTCCTCTTCCACCTTCTCTTCTTGGAAGCCAGAAGTCCTCAAGCATTGCCATGTATTTTTTGTCATCACGGATCTCTCCAGTGTTTGCATCATAGACAAGTTTGTTACGATAACGCATCATAACATCACGCAGATATTGTTCTGCCTTTACC